CAAAATTTAACACCGGTTTGGATGATTGGTTTATGCAACTGGGGTTCCGCATGACTGTTGAACTACCAGTGTACCGATTTGCAGATGTAGAATTTTGTCAAATGCATCCAATTTACACACTACAAGGATGGACAATGGTTCGCAATTTCCAAGTAGCGCGAGAAAAAGATTCGTTATCCATCATCCCACTCTCTAGTGAGAAGATTTTTCGGAAATGGATACATGCTGTTGGTGAAGGAGGGCTTGCTTTAACAAGTGGAGTTCCAGTATTTCAGTCTATGTACTCGGCTTACATCAGAAATGGTGTGCCTTCAAACATAGCTAACTCGCCAGCAATGATGTCAGGTGCCCGATTTATGTCAAAAGGAATGGAAGCAAGAGTAATGGAAATTACACCACTAGCTCGGGTCACATTCTTTGAGGCATGGGGAGTTACGCCAGACGAGCAAACAGCATTGGAAGAGTATTTCTCCTCGTTGGTCCTAACTTATGGGTGTAGGGCCATTGATATTTCTACCGAATATTATCCCGCGCCGCTATAATGTATGGAAACTTTTGCGGACCTTATTGGTCCGATGGACGGTTCCAGGAGAGTGTGGTGCCAACTGTACCCGCTGTGGATGAGCTGGATGAAACTTGCCGTGAACATGATTACGTTTATGCTACTGGTGGCAACCTATTGGAGGCTGATCAGTTGTTTTATAAACGTAATTTCGGTAATGGAGTCCTGCCAACACTATTTGCCGTACCTGTTGGTGTCCAAGCTGTTCTGAGGGCCAATGATATTTTACCAAAATTCAACAAAACGACCACAAACCACGGAAATATTAAAATGGTTAAACCAATTAAGCCAAAATCACAACAAAAACAACAGATGATGAAAGGAATGCAGAATGATTCCCGAATCATGGCTCCAAAATCCATTGCAACTAAGCGAACTGGAATGGCAGCTCAGATCAAGAACAAAGCCAAAGGGGCCGTTGAAATTTCTCATCGGGCCTTTTTAGGTCCAATCACTTCGGAGATAGCTTACGAGAACTCTATCTACCCAGTTAATCCAGGTATGCCAGGAACTTTTCCTTGGCTGTCTCGGTTGGCGCGTCGGTATGAGGAGTATCGGTTTAAGAAGCTCCGATTTGAATACCGTTCTGTATGCTCCACTGATACTAGTGGAGTGATCATGAT